AAATTAAGAAAGAATTAAAAGGCGAGAGCATAACTATCAAAAAGGTACTTTCTTTTGTCGTAAAGAAGAGAGTAGGCAATGTAGAACTACCAACATTTTTAGCAGAGCCACGTTATTATTTTGAATTGGTAGATTTTCCAGATTCGATTGTTACAGAAGTTGACAAAAGAATAAAATTCAAGAGCAATATTTCAAGAAAAGAACTCCCTATGATTCAAGGGGGAACTCCAACACAATTGAGTAGCCAAGAGGTTTACAAGTTGTATTTTGACGGTTATGTTAATTATATAAACAAGTTAATAAGCCAATCTGTAACAATTGGCAATTCAACTTGGGGTACTGATGATGATAATTACTTGATTATTTGCACAAAGCCTAATGCAAAAAACGTAAGCTACATAAAATCTGTAAAGTATGACAAAGAGGGAAATTTAGTTGAGGAAGATTATGGATTTGATGCAGAAAACCCAGACTTTATACCAACAAAAATTTCTTTAGAAGAAGAAGATGATAAGAAAGAAGAAAAAAAGAAAAAGAAAGTAGTAGAGCCAGCAAAAGAGGAAAAGCCAAAAGAAGAAAAGCCAAAAGAAGATGATATTGTTGAAAAGGAAATTAAGCTAAAAGAAAAAGAGATTGAATTGTCCAAAGAACGCCAAAAGGAACAAGAGTTAGAACTTAAAAAGTTAGACAAAATAGCTTACTTGATGAAGAAAGGATTTACCAAAAAGGAAATTATGAAATTATTAAGTTAATGAAGAAGCATTACACAATAGAAAGATACCAAGCAGCAATTAAAAATCTAATTAAAAACAAACAACCTTTTCAAGAAAGAGCAATTGGCTCAAGAAGAATGTTGGTTGTTGGTGGAGAATTAAGAGCGACTATACAGCCAAACGATAGTTTAAATATAGGCGAAATAACGAAACGTGAATTTGCATCGTTTCTTGGGCATTTTAGTAGAAACTTAAACTATTGCTTAAAGAATGAAAGATTGGCTTTCACAACAATCATTTTCAATGGAAAATCAAGAAGTAAAAACAAAGATGTTTGGAACGAAATAAACGATGGGGATTGCTTTTACAATGTAGATTTAAAAAACGCATATTGGCAGATTGCTCACAAACTTGGCTATATCACAACAGATTTCTATGAGAGATATGCAGATATGGAAGAGTACAAACAAGCAAAGCGGTATTGCATATCTTTTTTGTCAAGAAGAAACGAGTGTGTTTATTTTGATGGCAAAGACAAGCTAACAACTATTGTTTGCGACACATCGGTTTATACGAATGTTTATAGCAATATTAGAAAAAAATTATACATTTGTGTAAATGAAGCTATCGAATCTTGCAATGGAGAATATATTGACTATAACATTGATGCTATCACAGTTCCAGAAAAGCACTTGCAATCGGTTATTAACACTTTTTTAGGAATGGGGCTTGAAATCAAGATTACAAGATGCTTTAAAGCAAATAAAAATCAATATTTTTATGGTTCAAAATTAAAAACTTTCAAAAAATAAATATATGATAAAAACAGGAAAAATAACCAAATGCCAAATACAATCTAAATGGTTGTCGCCAACATCTAACAAGTACGTTTACTATCACGAAATTCATTTCGACAATGGGGATAAAGGAGTTTGTGGTAGAATGTCTGAAAACCCAGATGATATGAAAGTTGGTTGTAGTATTGAATACGATATTACAAACGATAAAATAAAGTTTATAAAATCTTCGTATGCTGAAAACAATGGCTACAATAAGAAAGATAAAAAACAATTTGGGTATAAGAAAAACCCCGATGACTTTTTAGGCTACGCTTACTCATACGCTAAAGATATGGTAATAGCTGGCAAAACATCGAAAAAGAATGTTGATGACTTGAAAAAAATTGCACAAACAATCTACTCTCACATCATTGAATTGCTCAAAAAAGAGGAATCAGAATTGGTTGAGCAAGACAAAAAAATGCAAGAAGAAGAAGATAAAAAAATAAAAGAAGAAAATTCATCGAAATAATTTTGTTATATCAAATCAAAGTTATACATTTGTGCAACAATAAATAAATCTATGAACATATTTGCACTTGACCTAAATCCTCAAAAAGCGAGTGTTTATCACACAGACAAGCACGTTGTTAAGATGCCTTTGGAAACCGCACAGATGCTTTGCACAGCATCTTTTTTAAGTGGAGAGCCACGAAGATACAAGCCAGCATTTATAAACCACCCTTGCAATTTATGGGCAAGAGAATCATTGGACAATTATTATTGGTTAGCAGAGTTGGGTATTTATCTATGCGAAGAATACAAATTTAGATACGGCAAGGAACACGCTTGTTTAAGTGTTATACAAGAGTGTTACGACAATATACCACCAATACTATCAATAGGGTTGACACCGCACAAACTTGCTATGCCAGATGATTGCAAAAAAGATGATTCAATATTATCATATCACGCATATTACAATACTTACAAAACACATTTGTTCAAATGGACAAATAGAAAAACACCTTATTTTATAAATTAAAACATATATTTGCATAACTTAATAAAAACCAATAAAAACAATCAAAATGAAAAAAACAAAAGAGCAATTAATAGAAGATTTAAAAGTTCACCAAAAAAACGTGAAATCTAATCTAATCAAGAACAACAAAAAGCTAAAAGAATCGCTTGAGAAAAAAATTAAAGATTTAGAGCAAGAAATCGAAAACTACGTTGAGGAAAAAGCACCTGCTATTGATGACAAGCCAAAAGTTGATAAACCAAAGGTAGAAAAACCAAAGGTAGAAAAGCCAAGTGTTGAGAAACCAAAGGTTGAGAAACCAAAGGTTGAGAAGCCAAGTGTTGAGAAGCCAAGTGTTGAGAAAGCACCAAAGGTTGAGAAAGCACCAAAGGTTGAGAAACCAAAAGTAGAAAAAGCACCAAAGGTTGAGAAACCAAAAGTAGAAAAAGCACCAAAGGTTGAAAAGCCAAAAGAAAAAAATGATAAAAAAGTAGCACCAGCAAATGCTAAAGTAGCAGCCAAATTTAATGTTGGCGACAAGGTTTATTTTTTAGACAACGAAACCAACAAAAAGAGGACTGGCGAGATAAAATCAATAGTAAAAGGCTCTTCTCCTGGAACTTTTAACGCTATCATTATTACAAGCAATGGAGAGAGAAAAAAAATGAGGGTAAGCAAAATAGAAAAGGTTTAAAAAAAATTAAAAAACAAATATCTGTGCTTGAAAAATTTGACTTTAATACGATAAAGGATTTTGATTCTCACATATTGAAATCTATTCCTAACTACGATTTGCTCATTAGCAATATTTTAGCGATGTCTGAATATTTTATCACAAAAGACACAACAATATACGATTTAGGATGCTCTACTGGTAAACTATTGAAATCTATAAAGTACCCAAATTTAAAAATAGGGTATGACTGTGCGGGGCTTATGCCAAAATCAAGCACAGATGATATAAAATTTATCAATGTAGATTTGAATAGCAAATTTGAATTAAAAAATGCTTGTATAGTTTATTCAATATTTACAATGCAATTTTTGAATAGAGCAAATAGAGAAAACTATTGCAAGATTGTTTACGATGGATTAAATATAGGCGGTGCTTTTATTCTATGCGAAAAGGTATATCAAGAGGATGGTTTAATACAAGAGATACTTGCATTTACTCATTACGATTACAAATGCCAATTCTTTTCAGAAGAAGAGATAATAAAAAAGGAAAGGGATTTAAGATACATAATGAAACCAAACACTTTGGATGCAAACGTACAGACATTGAAAAAAGTTGGATTTAATAGAGTGGCTACATTTTGGCAGTCATACAATTTCATAGGAATAATAGCAATAAAATGAACCCATATATAATATCTGGACCGTGTTCGATAGAAACACAAGAGCAATTTGAAAATACAATTTGTGAATTATCTAAATTGGGCATAACAGAAATAAGAGGCGGTGTTTGGAAACCGAGAACTATGCAAGGTCAATTTGAAGGACTTGGAGAAGATGCGTTGAGAATAATAAGAAATGCAAGAGAAAAATATTTTTTCAATACTTATGTTGAAGTTGCAAATAGAGAGCAAGTTGAATTGTGCGAAAAATATGAAATAGATAATATTTGGATTGGCGCAAGAACTACGGGCAATCCATTTTCTGTTCAAGAAATAGCAAATAGCATTAAGGACAAGTCAAAAAAAGTGCTAATAAAAAACCCTATAAATTATGATGTTAAATTGTGGATTGGTGCAATAAATAGATTTAAAAATTCCGGCATAGAAAATATATCAATAATATTTAGAGGTTTCAACACACATTCAATATATCGTTTCAATCCAATATTTGAAGCAATAGAAGATTTAAAAAAAGAAACAAATTGCGACTTTGAAACATATATTGATGTTAGCCACATAGCAGGCGATAAAAAATATTTATCAGAGATTATATCAAAAGCAAAATCACTTGGTTATGAAAAATTTATGATTGAATCTCATATTGAGCCATATAAAGCACTTACAGATGCAAAGCAACAAGTTGAGCCAAAAGAAATAATTAATTTGCTATACGAAACAAAATTGCTTGAATATGAAAGAACAACGATAGACAACATAGACAATCAAATAATAGAACTTTTAAAATATAGATTGAAGTGTTCAGAAAATATAGGTTTGATAAAGAAGAAAAATCTTTCAAGTTTTTTTGATGAAAAAAGATATGCGAAAGTTTTAGAAAAATATGCCGATTTCAAAGATATTTACAAAGCAATACACAACCAATCAATACAAACACAAAAAAAATTATGAAAATTTTAAACTACAATTTAGACTATGTAAAAGAGCAGAGCAAAAAAAATTTGTTCAATGTTGTTTCTATGTTTGCTGGAGGCGGGGGTAGTAGCACAGGTTATCGCCTTGCGGGTGGAAAAGTTTTAGCTATAAATGAATTTATAGAAGATGCCCAAGAGGTATATGCAAAAAACTACCCAGAAACGTACATATTCAAAGATGACATAAGAAAAATAAATGGCTTTGAAATACTAAAGCAAATAAATATGAATGTTGGCGAACTTGACATACTTGATGGTTCACCACCTTGTAGTAGTTTTTCAATGGCAGGCAATAGAGAAAAAGATTGGGGAAAAATAAAAAAATACTCTGACAAAAATCAAAGAACTGACGATTTGTTTTTTGAGTATGCAAGGGTTTTAAAAGAAATTCAACCAAAGGTTTTTATAGCAGAGAATGTAAAAGGATTGACAATCGGTGCGGCGGCTAACCTACTTGGCTCCGAGCAATTTAGTTTGTTTGGAGATGAGCAAGATACAATATATCACACTTTGGTAAATTGTGGTTATAGGGTAAGATACAAGGTATTAAATGCTAAAAACTATGGTGTTGCTCAATCAAGAGAAAGGACAATATTTATAGGTGTAAGGAACGACTTTGATTGCGAAATATCATTCCCTAAAAAGTTTGACTACATATTGACGGCTTTAGATGTTATTAAAAACGTACAAAACACACAAAAAGATATTGAAGAATCAACGCACAAAGACGGTGTGGTAAAAAGCTACTTAACAAAAATGAAAGAAGGGGAAACAGGAGATATGTATGCGCCTAATGGGTATTTTGGTCTTCAGAGAATATCAAGAAACAAACCAAGTCCTACAATATGCCAAAGGCAAGGAAACAAAGGTGCTTGTTTGTGCCATTGGGAAGAAGATAGAGAATTGACAGTCCCAGAACTTGTAAGATTGATGTCTTTTCCCGATGACTATTATTTAGGAGAAAAGTATAGCAAAAAAACAGAGCGACTTGGAAGAGCAGTTCCGCCACTAATGATGAAAGCAATCGCAGAGCATATTTACAACACTATATTGTCTAAAATAAATGATTGAACTCATAACTCTTTCGACTATCAAGAAAATATTTAACAATGCAAATTGTGAAGTATCATCAATGAGCAAGATGCTTTATGTGAATTGCCTAATGCACCACTTTGGCGATTTAAGTCCTATCGAAGAAAATTCGGTGGGGTTTGAATTGCTTGATACAGAAGTTAAATTTAATGTATTCAAAAAGAATTTTCAAGAACTCAAAAAGGCTGGCATTTTGGAAATAAATTTTGATGGAACAATAGTCTTTTTCCCTTTGTGGTTAAGGTATATTGACAAGTCATTGCTTACTAAAAAGCCAAGTGTTGTTGTTGACAATCAAAAAATAGAGCGTGTTTTAAACGAATCACAAGCGTTTCTTGATTTAGTGTGTATGAAGCACTCAATAACCATTTTAAGTGCGAGAAATCTCATAAAAAGGTTCTCATACGAGCAATACGCTCTGGGCAAACATCACCCAAACGAAAACGAAATAAAAAATCACTTTTTGAATTGGGTAAAATTCAACTTGAACAACGAAAAAAAAATAGTAAAATCAAACGCAAAAATATTAGGAGATAAAATATGATAGATGAAGATAGAATACTACCAAGCGACAAGGAGTTAGAGAATATTGCTTTGGGTTGCTTATTAGTGAACAAGGTAACATTGAACAAGCACATATCGGAAATAAACGAGGATTTGTTTTTCTACTACGAAAACAAAATTATATGCAAGTCAATACTTGATTTGTATGCGAAGAATAAGTCAATTGATGTTATAACCGTTTCAAACAACTTGAAAGAAACAGGTGGAATAAACAAAATTGAAAATGCAGTACATTATGTTGTGTCCTTGACAACAAGGGTGGTTTCAACAGAAAATTTTGAAAGCTATTTAATTCAACTAAAAGAGTTATCAATAAAGCGATACCTTTTGGAATTTTCTTCAAAGTACGTTCAAAGAATATTTGACAAAAACATTGATGCGTTTGATTTAATTTCTTCAATGCAACAAGAACTTGAGCATTGTATTAAAAGCGTTACAAAGCAAAATGCAGAGATTGTTAGAGATATTCACATTCGCAACATAAGAGAGAGTTTGAACTATCTAAAACTTGGAATTAGTAGTGGAGTTAAAACGAATTTGGAAAGAATAGACAATCTTACAAATGGTTGGCAAAAGTCAGACTTGATAATTATTGCAGGGCGACCAGCAATGGGCAAAACAGCTTTGGCAATGAATTTGGCTTTATCCCCAGCGGTCAATGATGACAAAGCAGTATTGGTTTTTTCGCTTGAAATGTCGAAAGAGCAACTGGTTGGTAGGCTTGAATCTTTGTTGAGTGAAATTGATGTATCAAGAATTATAAAGAAGCAATTGAAAGAGGAAGAAATAGTTGATTTAGATAACAAGTGTGCGCCTTTATACAAATGCCCTATATACATTGATGATACACCAAACATTTCATTGCTTGAGTTGAAATCAAAGGCAAGAAAAATGCACCTTGAAAACAAGATAGAGTTGATAGTTATTGACTACTTACAACTTATGAGGTCTGGGTATAGAGTTGGCAATAGAGAGCAAGAAATAGCCGAGATAAGTAGAGGTTTGAAATCATTGGCAAAAGAATTAAACGTGCCTGTAATAGCATTGAGCCAATTGTCAAGGGTAGTTGAATCAAGAGCGGATAAAAAGCCATTGCTTTCAGACCTTCGTGAGAGTGGTCAAATTGAGCAAGATGCAGATATGGTTGTGTTTTGTTATCGCCCAGAATATTACGAAATAGAAACTTACGATATAGGTAGTGAGCAATTAAATACAGATGGTTTATTTATGCTAATTTGGGCAAAGCATAGAAACGGTGAACTTGGCGAAGTGCCATTGACATTTATTAAATCTTGCACAAAGGTTATAAACTATCAACAACCAACGTACACACCAACACCAACAACAACAAATAGATTTCATAACACAGAAAGTGGTTTCACTTATGGCGACCACCCATTTTAAAAAACAAAACAAATGAAAAAGAAAAAAATTAGTTTAAAGCACAACAGAGTTAAAGAAATTCTTGATAGTATTGGTATGAGCCAACAAGAACTTGCAGATAGAGTTGGAACGAACAAAGCGCACATAAGCAAAATAGTTTCGCAAAAAAGTCCATCAACAAGCCTTCCTATTGCGCTCAAAATATCAAAAGAACTTAATACACCAGTTGAACAAATATTTTTTGTAGAGAACGATGAAAGAGAGCAGCAATAAACAAAAGAGAAAAAGGATATTTAGGAAGCCTTTAGTTTATTCAACAAAAATAGCTGAAATTGTTGAAAAAAAGTTAATAAAACAATCAAATCAAAGTATTATGAATATGTAACTATTATTACATTTGTAAAAAAGATAATCTATGCAAAAAGTCAATTACGAAAAAGATACGTTTGAGGAATACTTGGGCAAGAAAGACCACATAAGCGCAAGTGATATTAAAAACTTTATCAAAAGTCCTAAATTTTACCATCATTCAAAGTATTTAAAGCAGTCGAAAGATGAAGCCAAGCACTTTGCCATTGGCTCTGCTATGCACGAAATGATTTTAGAACCTCATCAATTTAGGCAAAACTATATGGTAGTGCCAAAAGTAGATAGAAGAACAAAAGACGGTAAAGAAAAGTGGGAACAATTCATAGTTTTAGCACAGGGCAAAACGATACTCACAGAAGAGGAAATGGAAATAGTTGTTAGAGGTGGTGAGCAGAGCGCAAAGAATGACACTCTTGTTGAACTAATAAAGGATTCTTATAGAGAGTTGAGTTGCTACACTATTGATGAAAAAACAGGTTTGAAAATAAAAGTAAGACCAGATATTTTATGCAAAAACAAAAGCACAATTGTTGACATAAAATCTTGCCTTGATTCAAGCTACAATAGGTTTAAATACGACAACATCAATTCTTATCAATATGATATTAGTGCGGCTTTTTACTGCGATTTTTTGAATAGAGAAAATTATGTTTTTTGCGCCATAGAAAAAAGTCAACCACATCAAGCAAGTTTATATGTATTGAGCGATGAATATATGGAGAGGGGTAGAAAAAAATATCGCACCGCACTTGACTTGTTGAAATGGAGTTATGACAATGATTACTGGTGCGATTATTTTGAATACTCCTTACTTGTTGAGTGCTACGAATTGGACAACTTGGATAAGTTTTTTGAAATCAAACAATCAAGTGAAAAAATAAGGGTTATTAATTAACAAACTTTAACATTTTCACGTTATTAAATAACATATATTTGTAACAAATAAAATATACACAAATGAAACAAATAACACACGAAGAGTACATTGCTGCGTTAGATGTGTGCCATTGCTACTTAAAGCAAACACGAACACAAGTAGAATCTGTAACAAGCGAAAAAACAATCAAAGAGTTTATTAATGAAAACCAAAGGAAGATGTCAAAAAGGCTAATAAACGTGCTATCCAATGCAATAGACAAAGGGTATGTATATATTAGCGAATTGAACACAAGAAAGCTACTATCTGTAAGAAGTTGTGGCGAAAAAAGTATTAATGAATTTGATAAATTAATGAACAATGGCAAATAGACATCGCACCAAGAGTATAAAAATGACAATCGAACTTGAGTTTGAATATCAAAGACCAGATGAATCAGTTGGCTATTCTGGTGGGTGGATGCTTGTTGAAACAAAACCCGATTTGCCTTTGTCACAAAGAACTATGGATGAATTAGAGGAAGTGTGTTTAAAGTCGCTTGATAGCAATTCCAACAAATACGACAATAGAGAAAAGATTGAGCAATGAGCAGTAACAACGTAAAGAAATCTTTGGTAATAACAAAGCCGATAGAGGTAGATGATATTACTATAAGCGTAAACAATTCTATTTGCGAAACAAGTATCATTAAATACGATGATGATACAATTGCGGTTAGGTATTTTATATACCACTCGGAAGAGGTTGTTATCAAGGATAGAATAACAAAAAACGTGAATAAAATCTGGCAAAAAGCAAAAGAGCAACAATGATGAATAATATAGTCGAAAAAACACCAAAGGAATACGCAAATGAACTATTTTCAAGAGCATACATTTTGCTATTCAATTCAGACACAGACAAGGGCGATGAAATACTTATTAGCTTATTAGCTAAAAATGTGGCTATAATGAATGTCAAAGACACAAAAGAAGCAATAGATTCATTGTACGATGCGAACTACGACTTTGGGGATATTAAGCAGATATTCAAGTATCTTGATGAAACAATAAAAGAAATAGAAATTATATAATAAAAAAAATGAGCGAAGCAAAAATAATTAGCGAGGTCGTTAGTTTAGAAGATTTGGTTCTTCTGGGCGACAAAATTCACAATGCAGAAGAACTTATTTGTTTAACCCACAAACAAAACAATGAAGAACACGATGTTTTTTTTGCTATGATTGGAGAGCAAGATTCATTGGCTCATTTAATAGCGCATCAATGTTGTAGTGATGAAACTTTTTTTAAAGTAATAGCATTGGCAATGAAAAAATTGGGGTACGAAATAATAGACTTTAATTAGCAGGTGTATCAATGCCTAAATACAACAAAAGCGAAGAAGAAGTGTGCCAGCGTATTTGGGGGTTGTAATTTCTATGACTTGGGTGGTTTTAACACTTTCCTACCAATGAGAAAACGTACACTTGTTTTTTAAATAAAATCAACCAATAAAAAAAGACAAATTATGAAATTCATTTTGATTTTTGAAGATAAAAAAGAAAATACTGAAACATTGGAAATGTACTTTATTTTGGCGATTTTTCGTGAAATAAAAACAAATTTACCAAGAATTAAAAAAAACAATCTATCAATTACTTTAATTCAGCAGAATGGCGAAGTTTGTAGGCACTTATCAAAGCCAGAAGATACAAATGTTTTAATTAAAATGGTAAAAGATTACTATAAATTCATTGAACGTAAACTTGCCATAAGTTCATTTCCAAAAAAAGATGAGATATTGGTTTTTAATACAGGAAATTCAGAATGGTTTGATACGAATGTTTGGGAAGCGTTAAAAAGACCTTGCGACAAATCAACAAAGCTATTTATAGTAAATAAAAAGGATTTAATTAAAGTAAGCGAAAGTCATACAAAACTTGGAATTTATAAACTAACCAATAAAAATAAATAAATTATGGAAACACAAGTAGCAACAACAACAAAAAAAACAATCAATTCAATTCTCTCACAAGAATCAGTAAAGGCAAGGTTTGTAGAGATATTGGGCAAGAACGCAAATGCGTTTGTAAGTAGTATTATTTCTGCAACAAAGAGCAATTCATCATTGTCTGAATGTGAGCCAGATAGTGTTATTTCAAGCGCAGTAATTGCCGCAACATTAAACTTGCCAATACAATCTAATCTTGGCTTTGCTCACATTGTACCTTACAAAAATGGTGGTGTATCTGTTGCTCAATTTCAAATGGGTTATAAAGGGTTTATTCAATTGGCTTTGCGTACAGGTCAATACAAGAACATCAATGCGAGTGAAATATACGATGGTGAGTTAGTAAATCACGATAGAATTACTGGTGATGTAGAGATTGATACGAAGAAAAAGAGAAGCAATAACATAATTGGCTACGTTGCTTATTTTAAATTGCTAAATGGCTTTGAAAAAATGCTTTATATGAGCAAAGAGCAAGTTGAAATTCACGGTGGAAAATACTCAAAATCGTATTCTCAAAAGTATGGTAGATGGCAACAAGATTTTGATAGTATGGCTTTGAAAACCGTTATCAAATTATTGCTATCAAAATATGGCATATTGAGTGTTGAAATGCAAACTGCAATGACCGTTGACCAAAGCGTTATTAAAAATCCAGATACAATGGATGTTGAGTATGTTGACAATCAAAGCGCAGAGGTTATTTCATCAACTAAAAATGTTTTGCAAGATGCAGAAATTGAGCCAATAAATATTAGCGTTTCTGAAAAGCAAAAAAAGATGAATGAAAAGTCAAATCTTTTTGAAAACGAAAAGGGGGTTTAACAAATGAGCAACAACACTATTTCAAATAAAAAGACACCTGTTGAATGGTTGGTTGAGCAAGTAAATGCAGATTGCTTAAACTCTACTTTTATAAAGCCAGAGTTGGTTGAACAAGCAAGAAAAATGGAACGAGAGCAAAGAACATCGCAAGAAAGTGGCTTAAAATTGATACCAAGTCAATATATGCCAAAAGTTTTTGACAATGGCAATATGCTTATGCTTGAAACACCACACAAGATTTCCATTAAACTTTCAAGTGCAACCATTTCTGATTCTGGCGATTCGATTAAAATAGAAACAAAATTTGCAGTAATATACTTATCGAAGGCAATAAATCACGTTGTAACTCTAATATTATGAAAGCACCATCAACTTTAAATAGTGCGATTTCTATGCAAAAAAATACTGCTTTGGCATCTATGTATGTCAAGGCAGTTAGAAGTCGCTTAAAAACGATTAAAACAAGCAAAAAGCAAAAAGGAATAAACAGCGAAATTGACTAACACTATGAGCAAATATTTTTTTATGGTTTATCTTGAAAACCAACAAGCACCAGCATACAAGCACGAAACTTTAAAAAGTGCTGAAAATGAAGCTAAAAGGCTATCTAAAATACACAAATTGAAAGCATACGTTTTATGCACAATAAAATCGTATGAGATTTTTGAGTTTTTGGAAAAAGATTGCAGACCAGAAAATGTTGATGATTTACCATTTTAATAACACTTTTAATAACCCTATAAAAAACAAAAAAAATGAGCAACGAAAACAAATTTGAAGGACTTTACATTATTGGCTATGGATTAAGCGGTGGCTTTGGTGGTCAGCGAAACTTTATGGTAGTAGAAGCCCAAAACGAAGATGATGCTTCTCAAGTAGCTTATGAATATGCCTGTGAAGAATACGAGCAATATGCAGGTTCACACGGTTTGCGTGACATTGGCGATATAATGGAAGAAGATGGATTGGAAAACGAAGAAGAAGCAATAGAAGTTTACAACGAAGAACGTGAAAGTTGGCTTGACTATTCGGCAGAACCTTACTCAAAAGAGTACGAAAAAAAGGTAAGTGGCTACCACTACCAAAATGACTACAAAGAAATAACCGATGTCGAATAAATTAAATGCAAGGTGGTTATATGCCACCTTGCTTACAAAATATTGGTATTAAAACACAAAAAATATAAATAATTCAAAATGACAAGAGAGGCATTTATACGAAAGTGGTTAGCAAATCCAGAAAAGCAATACAATGAGCAATGCAAAGATGAAATGCGTAATGATTTAGATTTAGTTATTCAAAAATCATTTCCAAATTCAAATGTTATACAATGCGTTTGCGACAATGAAATTAAGACAGGTACGGTATCAATTAATTGTTGCAATATATGTGGCAAACCAGATGAAGATTGGTGGAAGAAAGATTGAGTTATAATGGTTTGTAGATAATCAAATGCAAGAATTTAGAACACTAAATTATCAATTTAAAATAAAGTAACAATGGAACACGAAAGTTTATCTCACGAAAGTTTTGGTCAAATACAATTTAACCGAAGCAATGCAAATGGCACTCACTTTTATGGAAGCGAATTGCCACAAGACCATTACATATCTATGGAAGTTCATCATTCTGAAATACACAGAGGACTTACACAAGATAGATACTATAACAGAGGGCAAATACTGCGAATTAGAATGTCAAGTGGGCAATTTGCTGAAATGCTTACCTCTATGAATTGCGGCTCTGGAGTACCTTGTACTATTGAAATGATTGAAGGCAAAAAGATTGCGGAATTACCTATGCAAGAAAGCAGAAAAGAATTTGTACACAGAAAGTTTGAGGATAGGATGAAAATGTTTGGCGATACAATAAGAGAACGCCAAAACAAAGCAAAGGAACTGGTGAAGAAAAAAACTTTATCTAAAGAAGATATGCACCAATTACAAATGCACCTTGAATGGCTAACTGGTGAAGTTGAAAGAAACATACCATTCTTTGCTAAATGCTTTCAAGAAACTATGGATGAAGTTGTGTTTGAAGCAAAAACAGAAGTTGAAAATGCTATTCAACACAAAATAAATGTTCTTGGTCTAAATGCGTTACACGAACAAAACAAATTGCTGTCTGATGGAAATGGTCAATAGTATTGTCTGTAACGCTTTGCAAATAGGCGAAGTGGAGTTTTGCTTATTTGTTATTGTCGGCTGCCCTTTCAACGGATTATTAACTTAAAAACAAACATAAAATGAGAGCAAATGATTTAAGATTAGGGAATTTAATTTATTGGAATATTCTTGAAAAAAAAGACACAATACATACGGTAGTTGGTATCAGAAATGAAAAACCACAAACAATACCAATTTCATTAGGTGAAAGTATTGAAGATTACAAACCTATTCCATTGACAGAAATATGGTTAGAAAAATTAGGTCTTATAAAAAAGAATATAACCGAAGGTATGCCACAAGAACTTAAACAACCAGATATTGATGAAGATGGTAGTATTTGGTATAATTGGGTACAAGGGTTATTTAATTTAGAAATACAATCAAATGGCGAAATATGGTTTGAATTATACTCTCATTACAAGCATATTAAATATGTTCACGAATTACAAAACCTTTATTATTCACTTACTGGTGTCGAGTTGTCGGTGTCGTAGGGCTGCCGATAATGTTTTGTGGCTTTGTTTCTGTTATTTTGGCTTACAGACACTCGCCTTTAAAGATAAATTTTATAGCCAAATAATAGCACAAAACCACTATTAGTGGATGGTGCGGTAAATTAAACGAAAATGAAAATATCAGTAAAATTAGAAGTATCAGAAAGTAATGGACACCACACATTTGATTTAGATGATTTAGGTGTTACCGAACAAGAATGGAATGAAATGAGTGAATCAGAAAAACACGATGCAGTTGAGAAAGCAGTTTTTGATTTGCCCGAACAGCCTTATTGGACGGTAGGCTCATTTGATGAACGATAGGTAGCACTTGCCACTAACGTTTTGCAGCTAAACGAGGTGGCTGATTAATACCTCGAAACTTAATTAAAAGAACAAAATTATGAATACAGACAAAAGTTTATTAGAAGCAGAAAGCCAGCCATCTTGTTTAGGTGCTGTTAGTGGCAGTAGCATTACAGATATTGTTTATGGCATTGGGATATTTTTAATGCTTATTATTATGGTATTTGGTGCGGTAGTCTATGCTTTAGGATATTGACACTAACTATCGTATATGCGAAACTGTCTTTTTAAATAATTGATTATCAATATGGAAAATAGCATAATTTATACCAACTTTATGATTTTTAACGATAGAAAATTGGCGTTTAAAAACAAAATGTTGTTCGATATTACACAAGTTCCTTTTTTAATTCCATTTAAAAATAATTACTGGATTGTAAATAAAAAAAAGCTAACCATATTAAAAGCCAAATCAATAATAAAAAAAGAACAAATAGAAGTAGATGTTTCAAGTTTGCAATGGTATCAAAAAATACATTTAAAAGAATGTTTTAATCTATAAAATAATATGAGCAAAATTAAATCAATTTTAGGTTTAGCTGCAATGTTTACGGCTATGGCTTATGGTGGAAAATCTGGAACAACACCAAACATTAAAGAACACGCAGAGAGCGATGAAGAACGCAAAGAGCGAATAAATAAAGCAGAAATTGAAAGATGCAAAGCGCAAGGTCTTAAAGAGTTTTTTTATGGCGAAAATAGTCTATTTGCATTAAATCAAAAATCGGCAGACAAAAAAGCAAAAAAGAAAAATTGGATTTGATAAATTATTTATATTTGCATAAAAAAAACAATATGAAAACGTACACAAAAACACACACAGACAAAAAGGTTTTTAACGCTCATCTTAAAAAGATAAAAGCCAGAGGTGGAAAAGCAGAAACAAATGGACTTACCATCAAGTATAGCTTTCCAAAAGAAAAATAATATTGAAGCCATATACAAAGTTATATCTTGACCATTTTGGTTACGATATAGAGGACTTTATTGCTTGTGAAGTTTGTGGCGCAAGGGCAGTTGATATACACCATATAGAAGCGAGAGGAATGGGTGGAACAAGCAAGGATTCGATAGACAATATTATGGCTTTGTGTAGAAAATGTCATATTGAATATGGCGACAAAAAGCAACATAAAGAAATGCTAATAAAAGTTCACTCAAAAAAGTTAAAATATGGATTTGCGAATTAATACAATGCCAATGGGCGCAGTTAGAATGTCAAAATCTGACACTTGGAAAACCGACCCGAACCACCCAAATATTTTAAAGCGACAACGTGATGTTGTAAGAAGATATTTTGAGTACAAAAATAGTGTTACAAGTGCGTGTAACGAAAACAATTATGTGCTTGGAGATACACTAAACGTAGTGTTCTATCTTCCAATGCCAAAAAGTTGGTCTGAAAAGAAAAGGAAAGCGCACCAATTTCAACCACATAAATCAAAGCCAGATTTAGACAATTTGGTAAAAGCAGTAATGGATGCCTTGAAAAAACAAGATAGTGATGTGTACCAAATAACCGCAGAAAAAAGGTACGATTACGAAGGATATATTCTAATAAAAAATATTTCGCAATAATTTAAAATAGTTTTTTTATATTTGACAAATTTTTGCAGTATGAAAAAAACAAGCGATGGAAAAAAGGGCGGTGTCTTGCTTGGCAAACCTCATTCAAAAGGTGGAATAAAAGCAGTTATTAAAGATGATAACAGACCCGTTGAGTTAGAGGGTGGAGAAATCATTATAAATAAACACGCAGCTAAAAAGCATTGGAAAAAACTATCTGAAATAAATCAAAGCGTTGGAGGTGGAGTTCCTATTCACGAACCGCATTTTGCAAGTGGTGGAGAAATTGATTCAGCGATTGTTGATGCTTACAAGTATGGCGCAACAATATTGACTGGAAGTGAAAAGAATAAGATTTATGATGAATGGAGTGAGTTGGTAAATATGTCTTATGAGGAATTAAAAAAATTCTATAATAGCAAAGAGGGAAAGGAAGCAGGTTTGTCATCAGATGAAGCCCAAAAGCAAGGAATTAAAAGTGGTAGAGAGAGCGCACGTTGGATATTCTTAATGAAGAAAACAGACAAGAAAGATTGGAATAATTCAATGTGGCAATGGGCAAGGCGACAGATTAGCTTTATAAAAAGAATGAAAGGAGTTAAAGGCGATTTATACGACAACGATGGTGTTAAAACAAGAAAGCATACTGCATTGCTAATATGGGGGCATAACCCAGAAAAATAACACTAAAAACTACTAAAATGTCATTTGATGATTTTGTAAATAAGGTATCTCAACCAGAAAAAAAGGAAGAGCCAATAGTCAAAGAAACAATAGAACTTGGAATACGACTAACAGGAAAAGATTTCATAGAGCCTATTAAAAAAATAAAAAAGCTAAAAAGATTTTAGAAAAAGTTGATTCTATGAACCTTTACAAAAGAGGGTGGAGATTTCAATTTGGAAAATCAAGGGAGTGGGCAGGTCTTTGTAGCGCAGCACCATCAAGTGTTTACAAGTCAAAGGAAGGCAAAAATTTATTTGTGTCTATTGATGTTGTAAAAGGCGATGACAATTGGAAAGACAATATGAAGTCAACGATATACCACGAAATAGCACACGCAATAGTTAGAGAGATTTTTTATTATCCAGAATCCCCATCAACAATTCTCACGTTGGACAAAATTGATTCAGACCACATACCGTCAAAAGGTCACGGTGAAATTTGGCGATTGGTGTGTGCCGCAATAGTTGAGAAAGGGGTTGTATGCACTCAATATTACAAGCCGATAGTAGAAAACAATTATTTTAAAAAATTTAGGTACATTTGTAGTGATTGCGGCAACAAAGGATATGGAAATAGCAAGTTTTTCGCTGCAAGATGTAGCAAGTGTCAAAAAACAATATTGGTAGTAACAAATACAATTTAAAAAAAATGGAAAACAACACAAAATTATTTACGATAGATGATGTTTTAGAGCAAGTTCAACTAATAAATAAAAGTTTGGCTGCGCCATACGTTGATTCAACTTATTCAACTTTTGGTGGTGTTTCAAACATATCAATAATGATTACGATTAGTTTGGATTCAAAAGAGAATTGGGCGGGTGGAATATTGCAAAATTCAAGATATGCCAAATTTCATCTTTCAAACAATGGAAGATTAGAAATGTTTGCTGGTAGCACACCCAAAAAAATGAGGCGTTCTGTTATTGCATCTGTTCAAGATGCAATAAAAAAAATAAACACATACCTTATTATGCCAGAAAAATATGAAGATGGTGGAAACATTTTAGAAGGAAAGCAAACAAGTTATCCACCTGCATCGCAGAGTGGTTTTTCATTAAACACGCTTGTTCCTGTAAGTATGTATAATGAATTAAAGCTATTCAACCAATTTTTAAGGACTTTCATTGCGACAGAATACAATATGACAGTTGTTCAATACGTTGCAACAAAGTTACACTATAAAAGCGTTGATGATTTGTTCTTTTCTTTTGATAGATTGGATGACAAAGGAAAGCCAAGAGGTAGGTTTTCAATTGAACAAATTGATGCCATAGCAACAGCAATTTACAACCACGAAATCAATGGAAACGCAATTATAGTAGCCGACCAAACAGGTGTTGGTAAAGGAAGAACCGCTGCTGGATTGATTAGATATGCTATTTTGGAGTTGCAAAGCACTCCTATTTTTATTACAGAAAAAAAGCATTTAATTATTGACATTTATAGAGATTTAATTGATATAGGATTTGAGGCAAACATACCTCTTTTAAGAAGAACGTATATTCCCAAAAAACTTGAGGAGTATTCAGATTCTTTTATTATGAAAATGATAAAAGAAGATTATAAAGAAACCGAAGATTTTAGAATTGACTATGAGTTGCCAGATGAAGAAGATGAAGAGCAAGGTTGGTTTAAAAAATCAAAATTTGAGGCATTTCCAAAAAGAACAAAAAAACAAAAAGGAGTATCTGTTGATATATTCAAAAGCGATGAAGAATATGAATTGTACGAAGATTTATATGAAGAGTTGATAACAGAATATAGACAAAAACTAATGGAGGAAGGCTTTGTTGATGAAGTAGATGAAGTTGTAAGCGAATTAGAAAGAAACGAGTTGATAAAACAAGCGGAG